TCCGGGCTTATCCCGGCAAAGTCCGCATCACGATCTCCGGTACGGCGGCCTCCGCGGCGACGGTTGTGGCCATGGCGGCGAATCAGCTGGAGATGACCCCGGGAAGCCTGTTCATGGTGCACGACCCTTCGATTATCGCCTGGGGCAATGAGCGCGACCTGTCGGAGGCCATTGGCCTGCTTCGCGCCTGCAAGGAGAGCATCCTGAACATTTATGCTACCCGCTGCAAGTTGCTGCGCGGGGAACTGGCCGCGAAGATGTCCGCGACCACGTGGATGGACGCCAAGGCCGCGGCCGCAAACGGCTTCATAGACGGGATCGCCGAAGATGATGTAGCCAGCCCCATCAACGCCGCGAGGCCACGAACCATTGACCGCGCGGAGGCGGAGGCCAAGGTACAAACCTGGCTGAACCGCCACCATGGGCCGTCCCGCCCCTCGAAGGGCGACGATCATACATCTTTTGTATTGCCTGACGATGATCAGGCCAACCGACCCGAAACGCGGGGCGGGGCGGCGCAAACAACGCCGGAGGACGGCAGTCTACCAGGGCATACCGAACCGACCCAACAGCCGGAGCTGTGCGGCACCCCCATCGCCCAGCTGCAAAAGCGGCTGGGCTTACTCATGCCCGTGAGGCGATCATAAGGAGGAGTATCATGAGCAAGGTACTGGAGATGCGCAGCAAACGCGGTGAGATCTGGGACAAGGCGAAAGCGTTCCTGGAGTCCCGCAAGGATGAGAGCGGGCTTCTGTCCGCGGAGGACACCTTAGCCTATGAGCGGATGGAGCAGGAGGTCGTGGACTTGGGCCACGCCATTGAGCGCGAGGAACGCGCAGCAGAACTGGAGCGGGAGATGAACGCGCCGGTGAATGCGCCGTTGTCTTCCCGCCCGGAGAAGGCGACCGACAAGCCCGGCCGAAACGGCAAAGCCTACAACGACGCGTTCTGGAAGCTGATGCGCGACGCGGATCGCCGCGGATACGAGGTGCGGAACGCGCTGCAGGTCGGCGAGCTGAGCGAGGGCGGCTATACGGTGCCTGATGAGTTTGAGCACACGCTGGTGCAGGCGCTTGAGGAAGAGAACATCATGCGCAGTCTGGTGCACGTGATCACCACGTCCTCCGGCGACCGCAAGATCCCGCTGGTAACCAGCAAGGGCGCGGCATCCTGGGTGGAGGAGGAAGCGGCCATCCCCGAGTCGGATGACGGGTTTGGGCAGATCACGCTGAGCGCGCACAAGGTGGGCAGCATGATCCGGATTTCGGAGGAACTGCTGCGCGACTCCGCCTTCGACCTCGCCGCCTACATTACCGGCGAGTTTGCGAGGCGCGTCGGTGCGGCGGAGGAAGCGGCCATCATCGTGGGCGACGGCAGCCACAAGCCGACCGGCCTACTGCACGACACGCTGGGCGCCGAGACCGGCGTGACCGCCGCCGCGGCCGCCGCGATTACTGCGGATGAGCTGATCGACCTGCAGCACGCGCTGAAGTCGGGCTATCGCCGAAGGGCCGCGTTCATCATGAACGATGCCACGGTCAAGCTGATCCGCAAGCTCAAGGACGGCAACGGTGCCTTTCTGTGGCAGCCGGGTCTTCTATATGGCCAGCCGGACACGCTGCTCAACCAGCGCGTGCTGACCTCGAACTACATGCCGCTGCCCACCGCGGGCAACAAGGCGATCCTGTATGGCGACTACAGCTATTACTGGCTGGCGGATCGCGAGGGGCGTTCGCTGCAGCGATTGAACGAGCTATACGCAGCCACCGATCAGGTCGGCTTCAAGATCACGCAGCGCGTGGACGGCCGCCTGATCCTCCCCGAAGCGGTCAAGTGCCTGAGGATGAAGGCGGTGTAAACGACATGAGGGGCTGGCCTATTAGGTCTTTGGACTACAGCATATCGTGGTTTTGAGCGAATGAGGCCACCATATGTTGTGGGTTTGCCCCTTTGTGCACAAGGAGGTGTTGTTATGAACCAAACCAGTCGAAACTATCACGCCCACGGAGGCAATGAGTGGATCATTGGGGGAACGCTGACCTTCCTGCCTGGTGCGACGGTGGAGGGCGCGGAAGNNGTGAAGGCCGCTGGCCTAATGGAACCGGTCGGCCAAACTCCCTCCGATCCTGATGCTACTCCATCCGAGTAAGGCGGTGCGCGCATGATCGTGACAATCCCGGAGGTCAAGGCGCACCTGCGGATTCAACATGAGGATGAGGACGCCTACATCGGGAGCCTGATCGAGCAGGCGCAGTCTGCGGCAGAGGACTTCTGCCGTGTTTCCTTTGAAGAGGCAGCGCCGCCATCCGTACGGCTGGCCGTGCTGCTAATGATCGGGCACTACTTTGAGAACCGGGACAATCCCGACAAGCATGTATACCTCGCGATGCGGATGGCCTTTGAGAATTTGGTCTACCCGCACCGGGATGTGACGAAGTTCTTTTGAGGGGGTGACACACCTTGCGCGGATACAAAAACTTCGAGAGTGACCCGCACCCCGGGGACCTGAAGCATCTGGTAGAGATCGGCTACACAGAGAACACCATCAATAAAAATGGCTATCCGGAGCCCACCGAAGTGGTGGTCTGCAAGGTGTGGGCGGCCGCCACCGATGCCGGAAACCAGCACTTCCGGGCAGCGGACACCCTCAACGCCGAGGCAGTCATCAACTTCACCATCCGATTTCGTGAAGACATCCAGCCGGGCATGTGGGTGAAGTTCCGGGGCGAAAAATGGATCATCTCCACGCTGGGCGAATATGAGTTCAAACGCCGGTATCTGGGCCTAAAGGCATCCATCGTAAAGGGGGTCAGCTGATGAAGCAGGTACAGCAGGCCCTCTCCTGCATCGATATCCCTGTGTACGCAGGCATCTGGCGCCCCACCGTCGGCCAGCAAAATCCACCCGTCCAGTACATTGTCTACTCCACCACAACGACCGAAGATGTTCATCTTGACGACGCCGTCGTCTCCTACAAGACCTTTGTGTACCTGAACCTGTGGAGCGACGGAGATCCCACGGAATTGGCTGGCCGGATCCGAAGCGCAATGTACAGAGCGGGGTTCGTCATGGTCGAAGAAACCGACATGGGCTACAACCAGCCGGCATACGACAGCGCCACCAGGCAATACACCGTGCATTGGACCTGGTGTTTGCGCACAAATGCCGCAAAGGAGGACGGTGAAGCCCCATGAGCTTGAAACTTGATGGGGCCGATCGGCTGATTGAGGATTTCGTGGCCATGGCCGCCCGCCTGGATGAAGACAGCCCCGCCTGCAATGGCATCCTGGAATTGGCTGCTGTTCCGATCCACCAACAGATGAAATCCAATGCGTCATCCAATCCCAAGATCATCACGGGTGCGCTATACCGCTCTATCTTGGTCGGGCGCGTGAAAAAGCGCAAGACTGGCCGGCGCATCACCATCGGGGTGCACCATTCCGCAGAAGGCGCATTCTATGCAAATCCGCTGGAATTCGGGCACGGCGGCCCGGCCCCGGCACCGGCGCATCCGTTCGTCCGGCCCGCTTACGACGCGAAGGTCGATGAATCCTACGACATCATCCGGGCAGGCTTGCGTGATGCCGTTCATTGAATGTCTATTTCTCTATTAAGCTGGAGATGCTGACTGTCCGACGATGATTTGCCGGTTGATCTGTTGGGTGAACAAGTGCCGTAGCGTTGTCGCCCAAAATGCTGTCTATATAAATTGGAACGCCGTTATGGGTGACATTAACCATGTTCAGGGATGAAGTAATTTCTCTTGCGCGTTTTAGGTCCATCGTCATTGCTCCTTTATGTTTCTCTATTGGTAGTATGAGCGGCGTCAACATCTTTATCCCGTAGAGGAATCGCCGACCTCTAACCAATTCTCGAAGCAATCCTGTGCCATATTTCTGTGATTTTATTACGTTAGGAGGAAACACCCATGCCCAATACCGCTTCCCCCGCCGTGGCCAGCACGGTGGGTCTCAAAAACGTTGTCATCGCGCCGCTCGTGTCCGATACCGATGCAAGTGTCAGCTATGGCACACTGCAAGATTTTGCAGGCGCCATTGATGCGCAAATCGCACCGGAGAACGCCGATCCCGAGGTGCAATATGCAGATGATCAGGAGTTCGATGTCGTTTATCCGGACCCGGAGATCAAGCTCACGATGGAGATGGCGGACATCCCCCTGCTCATCCAGGAGATGATCCTGAATAACGTCATCGACGACAACGGCGTCCTGATCCGCTCTGCAGGCGACACCCCAGGCTACTTTGCGCTTGGTTTCAAGAGTGAAAAGGCGGACGGAACCTATCGCTACATCTGGTTGTTCAAGGGGCGCGCTGCGCCGATGACAGAACAGTACCACTCCAAGGAGGGAACGACGCTGACACGCCAGACTGGCAAACTGGAATGGACGTTTATCAAGCGCACGTTCGACAAGCGATATCAGGCAATTGCCGATGAAGGCCAAAACGGGTTCACTGCTGAAAAGGCCGCCACCTTCCTGACCAGTGTCTACACCCCGATGATTACGACTGGGTCGCCCGGTTGATCGTTGGTTCGCAATTATTCACAGTCTGTTTTTGCCCATATGACTTATAGAGAAGAGAGTGTCACCTATGATCGCATGCAATTTGGGGGACAAGAAGTATTCGGTGGACTTCATCTCCGGGCGCGCGCTGCGGGAGATGGGCCCGGCCTGGGACATGTACGCCAAGCTTTCGGCAGTAGCCGCTGACGCCGTGGCAGGGAAACCAGCAAAGTCCGGTAAGGACAACGGCGACGCGCTGTCTGTCACTGCGGCGCTGGACGTCTTGGTGAAGTGGTTCTGCCTGGTGTTTGGAAACCAGTTCAGCCCCGACGACATCTACGATCACTATCCCGTAGATCGGCTNNCAAGGTCCGGGCGTGGGACGCCAACCGTGCGAAAGCCGCCAAAGCGCCCAAATGCCGGTACATAGACGAGGTGTGGCCCAGCCACGGCCAATGATCCTTCTGCCTAGGCTCAATACTGAAGAATGCGCGGCAGCCCGTTGGCTTGCTTGATCCAGTCGGATACTTCCGCTTCGCCGGGTAGCTTGCAGGGAGGGAACTTGACTTCCCGGATGTCCATCATACTTTTATGCAGCTTGGCCGCATTTCGGCACAATAGATCCGACACCGTCTCTACGCCAGCCTCCCTTAACAGTCTCGCGTATTCAGGGCCGACTCCGTCAATCCGGAGCAGATCTGCCTGAAGGACCCATTGAAGGATCGTAGCCCCGGAGATGCCGATTCTTTCGGCCAGCAGAAACCGCTATTTTGCCCACCCGCATACATGCAAAAGCGTTTCAACGCAATCGATGCCTGCCTGCTGCAGGCTTTTTTCATGGGCAGAATCGATACCCCAGATTTCAGTCAGCTTCGTCACAGGAAACCCTCCTTCCTTTGTTTGGGAAGACCGGAGATCCTTAAGTCCATTTTACGACATCATAAATTTTACGTCAAGGCTTCCGCCGACCGTCCGTCGTGCTGCTTTTCATTTTCACAGTGGGAGGATTTCAATGAGCGAGACGCTTCGGGATCTTGTGGTTTCGCTGTCCTTGAGCACGGACAATTTTACGCGAAACATCAAGACCGTCAATAGGCAGATCGCCGAAGCGGAGAGCAAGTTCAAGCTCGCATCCGCCGGGGTCGAGGGCTTTGAGAAATCGGCCAGTGTGCTGGGAACGCAAATCGGCTCACTCCGGCAGAAACTCACCAGCCAGCGCCAGGCAGTCGAACAGTACCAGCGCGCACTGACCGCCGCGGATGCCAAATTGCAGTCCTCTGTGGGAAACCACAGCAAGTTCAGCGCCTCGCTCGAATCGACACGTGCCAAGCAGGCAGCGCTGCGGGGTGAGGTGGACCGCGCGGCGAAGCAGGTGGAGCAGTACCGCGCTACACTCGGCGCGTCCGATTCCGCGACGATTGCCGCGGAATCAAACCTCGAATCGCTGACGGCGGAGTACGCCGGCGCATCTGCTGAGGTCACGAAGCTGGAAGGCCAGGTCGTTGCGACCGGGAAGGCCATGCAGAAGGCTGCGGACGATTACACCCAGGCGCAAACGAACCTGAACAACGCGACCGTTGCCGTGCGAGAAACGCAGTCCGAAATCGGGAAGCTATCGAAGCAGCTCGCCGCGGCGAAGTCTGCTCTGCGCGCCGCCGGGGACGACCTGATCGCGTTCGGCAAGCGCGCGACCACCGCCGGCAAGGCGCTCGCGCCCGTCGGGCGTGACCTGACGCGCAATGTGACGACGCCCATCGCTGGGCTCGGCGCGTTTGCCATCAAGTCCGCCATCGATTTCGAGGACGCATTCGCCGGGGTGCGCAAAACCGTCTCCATGACGAAGGACAAGTATGCCGCACTAGATGCGTCCATGAAGCGGATGACGCTGGTCAAGCCTGCTGATTACGAGACCATTGCCGCGGTTGCGGAGGCCGCCGGGCAGCTGGGCGTCGCCAATCATGCCATTGAAGGGTTTACCTCGGTTATGACGGACCTGGGCGCGGTGTCCACCGACCTCTCCGCCGAGGACGCCGCGACGAACCTGGCCAAGCTCGCCAACATCATGGGCGTCACTGGGGACAAGCAGACCAACGAGTACTTCGAACGCCTGGGCAGCACCGTCCTGGAGGTAGGCGTCAACTCCGCCGCGACCGAAGCCAGTGTCGTGGAAATGGCCATGCGGCTGGCCGCTGCGGGCAAGCAGGTAGGGCTGACTGAGCCGCAGATCATCGGGTTTGCGACGGCACTCTCATCCGTCGGCATCGAAGCTCAAATGGGCGGCACCGCGTTCTCGAAGGCTCTGATCAAGATGGAGCTGGCCGTGGAAAGCGGCGGCCAGTCGCTGAAGGACTTCGCCAAGGTGTCCGGCCTGACCGCGGATGAATTCACGCGGCTCTTTAAGTCCGATCCTGCGGCAGCGTTCCA